GCCAATCCAGGGTTCACGCAGTACCAGAATTGGAGGGGGATGTACAAGGTGGTCTCAGGGAGAGCGTTGCGGGGAGCGCAAACCTGGTTGGGGCCTGAGGAAGAGGCGCAAGGACCGTTCACGGCCTCGAACTGGGGGTCAGTCAAGTAGGTCAACTGGGTGGTGTGACCAATCATCTTGAAGTAACCCTTCTGCTGTTCAGAGGTCATGGTGAGCTGGTTCCAGATGTGCATAGAGTCGCCGTACTGGCGATCGATGCGCTGGCCACCAATCTCAATTTCAACTTGAGAGATGAGCTGTTCGCCGGGGAAGTCCAACCAACGAGCATAGACACCGTCAGTGGAGGCGGCGGCCATACCCTGGTTAATCTCGGGGAGAGTAACCTGGAGGTAGGTGCGGTAAGCCATATCACCGTTACGACTGATGGTGCAGGTAACGCGACGACCGAAATCGGCCTGGCCGTTGAAGGTCTGCTCAATAGACTCCATAGCGAAGTTGGTGTGTCTGCGGTAAGACACCTTCCAGAAAGTGATCTCAGGGTTTCCGGTCAAGAAAACGTCCTGGGCGCCGTAGGCGACAAGTTGCATAAGTGCTCCTCCCATTTTTGCTTATGTGTGTATTTTATATAATTTGGCTAAACATTTTATTTTCCGTTTCAACGAAGCGTTAAACCCACATACATGATTTTAACTGTAAAAACATGTATTTTTATACCGGCATAAATGTTCTATAGGAATAATCATATTGTCGTATAAAATCAATCCACCGTAGGTTCTTCTTCGGTAATATTCTGATTTTCAGTTGCCTTTTTTAGCAACTCGGCGGTATGAATCTCGGAGGCTTCTTTATCTGCTACCTCACGATCTTCGAAGTTCACATGCTCTTTCACGCCAATCAGATTTCCATTTTCATCGAGAGTTTGTGTTAGTATATTGCCCGTTTTCGTGGCTTTCGCTATATTGTCCTCGATGGCTTTCTTCTTGGCTTCCTTCACACGGTTCTCGAATTCCTGCTTGGCCTTCTCCTCATTCTTGATTTTCTCTTTCTGGAGCTGGTTTAGCTCTTCCTCTAAAAACTCGACGCGACCAGTCTTGTAAGCATCTGGATCCCATGCCGCCCACATTCCCACTGGACCCACCGTAATATCATGATTCGGGTCCGTTTCACGTAACTTCTTGCATCGCATCTCCGCCTCTTCCTGTGTAGCAAATACACCACGAATTTTCAATCCACGTGTAGAGGTCTGGAATGCATGTTCGCGACTGAATTGCTGATTTAGCGAATCCTCATTCTTGTCCAAAAACGTCTTCCAGTCATCCTCCACAGATCCCTCGGACTTTAGTTTAGCCGATTCCTCCTTCAAGAATTCGCCATAATCCGCCATGACCCTTTCCAACTTCAAATTGTACTTATAGGAAACAAAGTTTAGGAAGTCCGAAAACTTGGCCATGGACTTCGTAAAATCCCATTGTTCTACGAACTTCTCGAACAAGTACTGTTCTCTCTTCTTCAAAATCTTCTCGGGACTAATGAACGACGCACAGAAGAACTTCTGGCCCGCCAAGGGTGGGTCCTCGTCCAACAAATCGACATATTTAGGATTCGCGGCGCCGTCGGGCAGTTGTTTTCTTTCAAACGTGGATTTATAAGAAGATGAGGAGGAAGACATGTCTATTTTATAGATGCGAGATAATGGAATATGGGTAAGCGTGTTTAAGCAATTTTCATCTAAAATAGAAAATATACTTTAGGAAATTATTTTATTGAGCTATATTATAAATCCATAACGCATACAATGTACGGACTCAGTGAAATCGTCAAGCGTGCTATTAAGTACATCATCGAAGGTTTAGTCGTCGCAATTGCCGCCTACGCTATTCCCAAGAAGGATAAGCTCAACGTCGAGGAACTGGTGATCATCGGTTTGGTTGCCGCCGCCACTTTCGCCGTCTTGGACGTGTTCGTTCCCGCGATGGGTTCTTCCGCCAGAAACGGTGCTGGCCTCGGTATCGGCTTCAACCTTGTCCGGTTCCCCGGTGGATTCTAATTTGATTGCATAACATCACAACACCATATATGTTATGTAACTTACAGATATTTCAACAAGTATATAGCTGCGTATGCAAACGCAACACCCAATGCACTTCCTACAAAAAGTTGCAAGGCAGTGTGATTTTGGTAAACATACCTTTGTAAAATCGTCAATGTAAATAGAAACACCGACGGGTATAAATATTTACCGGATACTAAGTATGCAAACGCCAGCGAGTACGCAGTTAGTTGCGCGTGTCCAGAGGGCATCCCATTTTTCGTTAATTGTATGTGTTCGTTCGCCAAAAATGGGGCAGACGCTTTCGGTCTCGGATCGTAAATATATTTTTTCAATACCAAATGGTTAAACAACGCAGAAAAGAGAAATACGGCTGTATACACGGCCATATGAACCCAAGACTTAAAATAGCAAATATAGAATGCATAGATCGCGGACTCTTGCCCCCCAAAATAACCAATCCCCAAAAAAAACTCCTTGAATCGTTGTATAAGTAGAGCCACGATTTCTTCGAACATGTTCATGTTGTTTTCTATAAATAACAATATGAAAAAATGGTACTCGATCACACTATAGGACAATTGAATCAATATCTAACAACCACGTTTTATCGACAACCATCGTTTTGGGTTTCTTTACCAAGAACTGTTTGAACATCGGGAATTCCAGTTGTGCTTGAGGAGTATGTTTATGGACTGTACGCGCAATCATTTTATAGAGTTTAAAACCAGGCCAACGTTCCTCTCCGTTCGGTTTGTTCACAATATTTTTACCACTATCGTCAGTGCACCATCGTTTTACCGTTTTATATATATCTAGATCGGTTTCAAACTCGTCCAAAAAATCGTAAATGGACGAACCGAGACGGGCTAAATCGAAACTCGGATTGGAATCGATACGTGGTTTCGAAGGATTAAAATAGGGTTCACAGTTGTATTGTCCATACGCATCCGAATGTTTTGAAAAACTATCACTGCAATAGGTTTCACCATTGTATTTGTATATACTGCGACCGAAATCAATAATTTTGAAAATGCGACCGTACGTAGGAACTTTGTACAGGCGTCCTTCGTATTTGTAGTACAAATACGCTGCTTCGGTTTCTATATAAAGAATATTGTTCGTATGGAGGTCGTTGTGAGTAAACTGGAACGCTTTTTGGTAGACAATCAGCGTCATGATGATTTGCATGAACGCTGCGGCAAATACTTTTGCGTTGTCGAGTTTATTTTGTGTAAACAACTGGTCAATTGTACCAGTGCATTTTTCCATAAAAATCAACTGCACAGGAAAGTCGCGAATATAGGAATACACAGTTATATCTTCTGATTCGGAGCTATATTCTTCCTCTTCGGAACAATTATCTTCGTCATCTTCGTTTTCGTCCACATCTTCCTCTTCCTCTTCCTCTTCAGCACCTGAACGCGACTTCATATCGGATTCACTTTCATCCGACGATGAGCTATCATACTCGGAAGACTTGGTACTATTCTGCTTATTCTCGTATATCAACTCATTGGACAAATCGTTATCGTATACGTTCGAATCTGGGTTGGCTGCAGTTGCGTCGTCATCTATAGAAATTTCTTGTATATCCAGGTCTACATCAACCGGTTGTTTACCGAATTCATCAATGTGAATCGGGTGTTTGTTCGCTCGAGAACCAATGTTCATGTATTCATTGGTGTACTGGTTCGATACAACAAATCGTTTGCCGACATTTTTATTGAAAAAATCGATGGAATAGAGGTGACTTAAATCCTCGGTGATATCGTATTTGTAAACCTCTTGGATTCCCAGACAAACACCGTAAAAATCAACTGCGCCAAATACATTGTATTTATGTTTTAGTCGACTGGTCAAATAGCTGAAAAAAGCATCCACGTAGGCACAATTTGCCGGGTCGTTTATTTTTTTCTGGATACGTGTGCGTTCGTCACCAGAACTCGTCGATAGTTTCGAGAATACTGGTAGTTCAGTAATCATGTTACCGTATTTTTCGTACTTCCCGGATAAATAATGGAACGGGTCTAACAGAGGCGAACTTTTTACATGCAAATTTTCAAACAAAATATTTTTGGAATTGAGTTTATCCTGGCTTACTACTCGGTCGCCGTGAATATAGTATTCACTATTGAGTCCAACCAAATTGTAGTTCATTTCATTCAACACAAATATCCGTTCATAGATCGGCGAATAATTTTGAGCCGACTTTATGCGATAGGGATTATAATTTTGTTCAACCTCCTCTTTGTGTTCCGGAAGTTCCGACTTGTGAATATGTGTTTCGTATTTCGCAACCAACCGGACTAGATCGGGCAACTTCACTTTACGATAATATAGATCAAACATTGGTGGAGACGAAGACATTCACTTGAAAATATTGCTAAATAAGAAAAGAGTATTGTGTTTACTATATTTAGCGCTAAATAATATTATTTCAATGCCCAAACGTATCGAGAGATGCGTACATATTTCATCCGTTTTTTGTATCTTTACATCAATATATTATCTATTGTCGAATCCTCTCAACAAAATCCAACACTGAACTCATGAACCTCGATTTAAAAAAATTCGACATGCGTTCGATTACCTTCGACCCCAATGAAAACAAAGGTCCCGTCGTTGTCTTAATTGGCCGAAGAGACACAGGTAAATCCTATTTGGTAAGAGACCTCCTGTACCATCATCAAGATATACCAGTAGGCATGGTCATTTCCGGAACCGAAGCTGGAAACGGTTTTTACGCCTCCCAC